AAGAAACATCTAGAGTTATTTCATGAACGTAATTCAGAGATAAAAACTGAACCCACTCTGAGTGAGAAAGAACGCTGTGCACAGATTGTTTTAAAACAACTGGTCAATAGTCGTTTTACTCCCAAAGTCGGTTACAAATCTCCGGAAAATATTGATGAAATAATATCCAGTAGTATAGTTCAGGCCAAGAAATCTCCAGGATTTCCGTTTTTGGACGAAAATTTAAATGATAACGCAGCAGTGTTGAATAAATACGGCAATGCTGGTTTGCGTAATCTAGTCCTTAGTGGTTGGAATGAGCCTTTTGTAGGTAAGGCTTTTATTAAAAATGAACCTACAAAACCCAAAAAGATTGAGAAAGGTATGCCAAGAATAATAGTAGGAAATCCAGTAACAAAAATGGTAAAGCACGCAGCTATATCAAAGGAATTGGCACATACCGTCGTAGATGTTTGGAAAAGTAGTCCTGTTAAGTACACATTTGCTCCGAATAAACCGGGGCATTGCGAGCATATGAACCGCTTCTTTAAGAATCGGGAAGTGTTCGAAAGTGATAAATCTACATGGGATTATAATTGTTTCCAATATGTATTTGATATATGCGAGAGAGTTGTCATTGGTTTGGCTGTGAAGGATATCGATATGAGTGATGAAGAATTTGATGAATGGAAACTTGATGTTTCCGGTATGTTCAAAGAAATGACTCAAGATTTCGTTTACAGATCCGCAACCGGTGAATGTATCAAAGCTACACACAACGGAATTATGAAGAGTGGTTGGTTTTTGACCATTCTAATTAACTCAGTTGCTCAACTTGTCGTAAATAATTTAGTACTAATGCGACTCAATCTTGAAGACGAAACTATTTTGTCAAAAGATTACTCATTAATAGTGGGCGGAGATGATGTTTTGCAAACTTTTCCAAAAGGTTTTGATACCGAGGAATACCGCAGGGAAGCTGCGATTCTCGGATTTAAACTGGATGAGTTTAAGAAACATGATTCCTTGGATGGTGCAGAATTTTTCTCACAAAAATTCAAGGTAGTGTCGAACGCTATGGTTGAGTATCACCCATGTAACTTCGCTAAATGCGTAGCTAATATGGTAAACACGAAGCAAGAAGATTTGGCAATGGCTTTAAGTAGTCATATGATAAATTACTGTTTTAACGCGGAAAAATTCGCGTTCTTCCAGAAAATGTTTATGACTTTTCGTAAAGAAAATGCTGCTCTTTTTCCTTTAAACTTGTATCGCGATCGAGCTGATACTATATATATGGTTAAAGGTTTTGAAACAAATGGTAAAATCCAGAAATTAGATAATTTCTGGGATTACTATATGTAATCAAACTTCATGTTGTCCTCAATGACAGAAAACTTGATTGCATATTTTATAATTATGTGAATGCGTATTAGTGTGGCCTACGTTAAAGGCCTAACCGTCCTGAGTATGACGTTAAACTACTCGAACCGTCCTGATATGACGTTAAAAGATCAGTTAAGTTATTTACAATGTAAAAACATTTAACGGTGGCGGTGGAGTAAAAATAATTTAAAATTACTTTTTACGACCCAACTACAAATTATTGTGGAGCAGGTTATAGTAACGGAAAGAAACAATCTTCTGTTCCTTATAACTCTGAAAATCTCTTACCTACTGGAAACGCAGATTTTGGTTGTCAATATCACGATAGCGATACTTATTACGCTAACGGTAATTTTGATAAACTCGACGAAGCTGATAATACATTTCTTTATAATACTTTTGTTAATAAGCCTTCTATTAAAGGAGCTTTTTATTCAACTGGAGTAAAGGTGTTTAATAAGACTAGTCGAATTATACGTAAACAGTTTGGTGACATGAATGATCACACTACAATACCGCTCAAACAAGGTGGAGGTGTCTATGGTCCTTCGTCTACAGCCGTCGATAGTAACTCCTCTTTACGAGGAGGTAAACCTGTCGACAGGCCTCAGACGTTTGATATCATTGGCACTTCGACCAATGTCGGTGGCGGCCTTAGAGGCAGTCACGACAATTGTTCTACAGATTCAATGACTGAAACAACTCAATATCGCCCTGATGTTGATGTTGGTTTAGATCAATACTCTAATACTGGATATGGAAAGATAACTAGCAAACAATACCCCTGGTCGGGTTTTGCTATGCCTAGTAATTTCCCCAAATTTGGTAGAAAGAGGAAAAAGAAGAATAGAACTTATTGTATGTAAATATAACACGTCCTAGTGATGACGTTAAAAGCACTTGTTGTTTACAACGGTGGATGGAGGAGTAAAAATAATTAAAATTTTTACATTCAATACTAAGATAAAGATATGGTTAAACAAAATCAAAACAAAGCTCAACGAAAAGGAAGAGCTAATGCTCGTGCTATGCAGAGCAGAGCTAAGAAAAGTAAAAGCTTTTCTTCATCTCGCTCTGGCATGTCGAACGTTAACAATCCTACTTTCGGTGCTGTCAGTACTATTAATACTGCGCCTGTTGCTCTTGGTAATAGCTTGAGAGGCTCAAAAGCCCAAGTTATTTCAAGAAGTGCGGACGGTATTCGTATTGTCGGTCGTGATTTTGCGTTTCAAGCTGCTGCGACTGGGACTATTTCAACCTGGGTTAATGTGGGAGGTTTTCCACTTACTCCAGCTTGTTTTGTTTCTAGCGCATTAAGAGCTTATACACAGATTTATAATAAATTTAAATTTCATAAGATTAACGCTCATTATATTACTAGTAGTGCTACATCATCAACTGGTGATGTACTTTTTAGTGTAAGTAAAAATCGTGATGATCCACCACCAAATGGTACATCATCAACTTTTCTTAATTACGCTTTAAGTGATCCGAATACTGTAATTGGTCCTCAATGGACCAATCATACAGTTTCGTTTACACCTACTGGCCCTTTTAGAACCCTTGACACTGGTGTTAATGCTGACATTAATGCCCAGGCACAAGGTGAAATCTTTTTGTGGAGTAAAACTACCACAACGGATTCCCCAGGGTATGTAATTTTTGATTATGATATCTCTTTTGCGGAGATGTCAGTTAATCCAAGATCTGGATTATTACCTAATCCAAATTTTATTTACCAACCTATTACACTTACTGGTACTTATACTGCCGGTTTAAGTATCAATGTTGCTACGGTTGGTACTACTTGGGTTGGTAGTACGACTATAACTGCCATTACAGCTACTCCTACTTATGCTATTGGTGATGTTTACAAGTTTGTATCTGATGCTACTAATAGTAGTTTCAGTGCAGCAACAGCAGCTAATTTCTTGGAGATGAATATTGGAGCCTTTAATGTGGCTACACTTACTCCAGCTATAACTGATGGTTTAGTTTTATATTTGGTTGCTACTTCAAGTACTCAGCTTGCGCTCTTTGGAACTTTGGCAAAGGCATTTGCTTGTACTGATGATTCAACTCCAATGAAAGCTAAGACTGCGACCACTGGTGCTATCAGTTGGGTTGGTTTAATATCCTATTTGGGAACTGTTAATCCAACGCAATTAAAACAACAATAGATTAATCTATAATATGTCCAATCATGACGTTAAACATGATCAGGTTATCAAGAAAT